GCCAGGTTTGAATGCTTTATTCGGTCTGGAATATAACAGGTATGACAATCAGCATGCTGAAATTTTCGATACAGAAAACAGTGACAGAGCTTTTGAAGAAGAAGTAATGTTATCTGGTTTCGCGCAAGCTCAAGTTAAACCAGAAGGATCTGGCGTAACTTTTGATAACGCACAAGAAACTTTCACAAGCAGATATACGCACGAGACAATTGCTCTTGCATTCTCAATCACTGAAGAAGCGATTGAAGATAACTTGTATGATAGATTAGCTTCTAGATATACAAAAGCATTAGCAAGATCTATGGCGAATACCAAACAAGTAAAAGCAGCTAACGTATTGAACAACGCGTTCAATTCAAGTTTTGCTGGTGGTGATGGTAAGGAGCTTTTAGCGACTGACCACCCAACAATTGCTGGTACTTTCTCAAATGAGTTAGCAACTTCTGCTGACTTAAACGAGACATCATTAGAGCAGTCTTTAATTGACATTGCTGCTTTCACTGATGAAAGAGGCTTAAAAATTGCAGCTAGAGGAATGAAAATGATTATTCCTTCTGAGTTACAATTTACAGCTGAAAGACTTATGAAGTCTGCTGGTAAAGTTGGTTCACCTAACAATGATATAAACGCAATTGCGTCTATGGGAATGATTCCACAAGGTTATGTGGTTAACAACTTCCTAACAGATACAGATGCGTTCTTTATCAAAACTGACGTGCCAAATGGTATGAAAATGTTTGTTAGATCACCAATCAAAACTGCTATGGAAGGCGACTTCGATACAGGAAACGTAAGATACAAAGCTAGAGAGAGATACTCTTTTGGTTTCTCTGACCCTAGAGGTATGTTCGGATCACCAGGTGCTTAATACTTAATAGTATTAATTTTGAGAGGGCCCTTTACGGGCCCTTTCTTTTTTGATAGAAAGAAAAAACATGACAAAGAAATATCTAGTTAAAATTTTTACAAAACATCTTCAAACAAAGTTTGAAATCGAAAGTGATAAAGAGATAAATACTGCTGATGATCTTAATCAGCCAATCATTGACTTTATAGGAAAATCTGATATAAACTGGGAAAAAAATGATCTTCAGTTTACAAGCACTGGAAATGATTTTTATATAACCTATGAGGAGGTTAATGATGGCTCAGGACAACATGGTACTGTTCGCGAAGAAACTGAAACTCGAGTCTAGATGGAATGAGTTGTTTCTTGAAAACAAAGGACAAATAACACCTGAAATGTCTGTTCTTGGTGATGAGATTAAAAATGTTATTAGATCAATCATCAGACAACAGGAAGAGCAAGTCCACAGCAATCCTAGAGATGGTGAAATTCATCTTTACGCTGGTTAATTAGGACTTAAACATTGTCGGAAAACACTTTTCTTCTGTAGGGATTTCTTGCACTTTTCTATAAATTAATATATAAATTTTGAAATCTTAAGATTAATAAGGAGATATATCTATGAAATCAGATGTAAAAGCAATAAGAGTTACAGGAACTGGTTCTGTATTCGGAGGAAGAACAAGATTAAGAGGATTAATTCTTGCTTCTGATGGTGTTGGTGCTGGAACTATTATTTTACAAGACGGTAATTCAGCTACACAATTTCAAGGCGACTGTCCAACAGGTGATGTTTTTGCTTTTAATATTCCAGAAGATGGAATTTTATTTGAAGGCGGAATGACAGTTTCGACAATTACTAATATTGCAGGTGCAACATTACTAATAGATAAGTAGGAGGCTAAATGGCTAACACTACTTCTGGAACAACAACGTTCGAAAAAGGTTTTTCTATTTCTGATATTGTTGAAGAAGCTTACGAGAGAATTGGTATAGTAGGTGTTTCCGGGCATCAATTAAAAACTGCAAGACGTTCTTTAAACATTCTTTTTCAAGAATGGGCTAATAGAGGTTTGCATTATTGGGAAGTTGGAAATAATTCAATTACATTGGTTGATGGTCAATCAGTTTATACAATGTATAGATCAACTGCAGACGGTACTTCTGATGCAACAGCAGTGTATGGTGTTGATGATGTTTTAGAAGCTTCTTATAGAAATTCATCTTCTGTAGATTTTCCTTTAACTAAAATTTCAAGATCAGAGTACCAAGCTTTATCAAATAAAACTGATGAAGGAACTCCAACACAATATTTTGTACAAAGATTTATAGATAAGGTTACAATTACTTTATACTTAACACCTGGCTCTACTGAAGCAGGAAATACAATTAATTATTATTACGTAAATAGAATTCAAGACGCTGGAGATTATAGTAATGATGCAGATGTACCTTATAGATTTGTACCTTGTATGGTAGCAGGGCTTGCATATCATTTAGCTATTAAAAATGCACCAGATAGAATTCAAGTTTTAAAATTACTTTATGAAGATGAACTTCAAAGAGCGCTACAAGAAGACGGCTCTTCTAGCAGCTCGTACATAAGTCCGAAGGTGTATTATCCAAGTGTCTAATACTGCTTCAGGAAAACATTCAAAATTTATTTCAGATCGTTCTGGTATGGAGTTTCCTTACAAAGAAATGGTTAAAGAATGGAATGGTTCACGTGTTCATATTTCTGAATTTGAACCAAAGCATCCACAACTAGAACCAAAACCACACACAGCAGATCCACAAGGTTTACAAAATGCAAGACCTGCTCGAGTTGAACCACAAACAGATCCATTATTATCTAGCAATCCTTTTATTATTACATCAGGTAGTTCTACAATAAATGTTTTTGAACCAAGTCATGGAAGATCAACAAGTGATGTTGTTGTATTTAGAAATGTAGATGGAAGTCCGGGAGGATTAGCTTATTCAGTGTTTGAAAATTCTTCAGGATTTAGTATAACAGTGACAGGTACAGATAATTATACTTTTGATTTAGGAAGTACACCAACTGTATCAGGAAGATTTGGAGGAAATTTTGTTACAGCAGGACCTGTAACATTAACACCGTAATATGGCATACACATTAGCAAACTTACAAGACGATATTAGAAACTATACAGAGGTTGATGACTCTGTATTATCAGATACTATTTTAAATACTATAATTAAAAATGCTGAAAACAGAATTTATAGAGATGCAGATTCTGATGATAATAGATTTTATGCAACTTCTAACTTAGCAGCTGGAAATAGGTATGTGACTATTCCATCTGATTTAAGATTTATTAGATATGTTCAATTAACAGACTCATCTGGTAATCAAGTCTTTTTGGATAAAAGAGATACAAGTTTTATGGCAGAGTATTATAATACTCCAAACACTGCTTCTGGAATTCCAAAGTATTATGCCAACTGGGACGCTAATTATTGGTTGGTAGCACCTACTCCAGATAGTACTTATTTAATAACTTTAGCTTATACAAAACAACCCGATTCAATAACCGCTTCACCAGGAAGTACACAAGGAACTTATACAAGTAATAAATATCAAGATTTACTTTTGTATGGATGTCTGGTAGAAGCATATGGATACTTGAAAGGTCCTGCAGATATGTTACAATACTACGAAGGATCTTTTAACAGAGCTTTACAATCGTACGCGATCGAACAACAAGGTCGTAGACGCCGGGACGAATGGCAAGATGGGGCCCTTCGAACACCACTTAAATCTGAATCACCATCATAATTTAAGGAGACAAATAAATGGCAAATATAGTACCTGACTCTTTTAAAACAGACCTGCTTGGTGGCGTGTTTGATTTTGATTCTGGTGGATCAACTTTCAAATTAGCACTTTACACATCATTAGCTGGTTTCAGTACTTCAACAACTGCTTATACAACTACTAATGAAGTTTCTTCATCTGGTACAAACTATACAGCAGGTGGAAATACTTTAACCAACAACGGTGTAGCAGTAGCAAGTAACGTTGGATATGTTGACTTTGCAGATACAACTTTTAGTTCTGTAACTTTAACATCAGTAGGCGCTCTGATTTATAAAGGAACTTCTAATGAGGCTGTATTAGTTTTGGACTTCGGCGGATCAAAAACTGCAACGAACGGTGACTTCGTTATTCAGTTTCCAGCTGCTGACTCATCTAATGCAATTATTAGAATTGGCGACGCGTAATAAAATTTGGAGTAGTGAATGGCTTTAGTAATTAACGATAGAGTTAAGGAGACAAGTACAACTACAGGGACAGGAACGTTTTCACTGGCCGGTGCTGAAACTGGTTTTGAAACTTTTGTATCTGGAGTTGGCGATGGTAATACAACTTACTATGCAATTTCTCATGACGGAACTAACGAATGGGAAGTAGGGGTAGGAACTGTAACCGACGCAGCAACTGACACTTTATCAAGAGACACAATTATATCTTCATCGAATTCCGATGCAGCAGTGAACTTTACTGCAGGTGGAAAAACTGTCTTCTGTACACTGCCAGCTAAAAAAACTATTTCGCCAGTCATGGACGCAACAACATTTGTCGTAACACACAATTCAACTTTATCTGAAGATCAAACTTTAGATTCTGGAGTACTAGCGGGTCCTGTTACGATCACAGGTACACAAACGATAACAGGGACATTGGTAATATTATAATGAGTCAAGTAGAAGTAGATAAAATAATTCCACAATCAGGTACAACATTAACTGTTGGTGATTCTGGGGACACGATTACGATACCAAGTGGTGCTACACTAAGTGTTAGTGGTTCACTTGGAACTTTATCTAGTTTAACGGTTAATGG